TGGGCGAGCTGGCGAATTCCTTAACGGTAGGGTAGAATTTATGTTGGTGGGCGGTTAGCTCAGTTGGTTAGAGCACTGCGTTGACATCGCAGAGGTCACTGGTTCGAGTCTAGTACCGCCCACCATAGTGTACAATAGACAGAACTGGCAGTTTCTCTTCAGTTATTCCCTTAGGTAGCATTGGTATCGTGTAGGTCATTAAAACTTCGTCGCCAGTTACTTTCACTTCTTTGACGAAACTTCTAACAAAGGATTTCCTCTCAGCAAGGGAGCTCTCATTTAGCAAATCATGCAGGTCAGATACGCAACGAGCGACAGTTTCTGCATCTGCCAGTTCCACACGTCTATCGGAGAGTTGTTGTTCCAATTCCCATCTTGTTGCCTGCAATTGCTCATGCCGTTGTCTCAGTTGCTGAATACGCGGTGCCAGGTCAGCAAGTTGTATCTTCCCAGTTTCGAGTGCATCATATAGCCTCTCCAATCGGCGGTCTACATCAGCAATTTCATCAAGAACAGTATCTAGATGCTGGCGATACCCTATTGCCAGGCTATCCATTTCCTCGTTCACTATATCCACTAATCTAGTAAGATTCTCAGTAGTTAAGACGTGCTCTTTTATCTTATCTATAACCAGCCTCTCAAACTGCTGGCTGTTAAGATAACGGGTTGGGCATGAGCCCGCTCCCTTCTTTAGCAAGGTTCCACATACGTAGTAAGTGAATTGTCCGCTCTTAGCATCCTGACCGACCAAAGCCTTGCCACAATGGCCGCATCGGGCCAGCCCACTTAAGAGGTATCGGCTTGCCACCCGCTTGGGATGTAGACTGACTGGAGCCCGGTCTTTAAGCAGATTCTGGGCCTGATTAAAGGTGTTCTTATCAATAATAGCTGGCCAGGCATTCTCTACACGAATAGGCTGAAGGTTACGCACACTATTACGACCCCAGACCAAGGTGCCAGTGTAAACCTCGTTGGTAAGTATCTTGTGGACGGTAGTTTTCATCCAGCCCTTGCCCTTAGGCCCGGCGATTCCTTCCTGGTTCAACTGTTTGGCGATCTCCATTAAGCCTTTCCCTTCAAGCACCTCATTGAAGATGCGAACAACTATCCGAGCTTGATCTGGATTAACTTCAAGTTTAGGACGCTCCTTACTGCCATCTTTGACCCTGAACTTGTGGTATCCAAAAGGAGCCACAGCCGAAAGATAGAAGCCGCGTGAGGCACTCTCCCTCATTCCCCTGGTAACCTCCTCACCCAGGTTAGCTGAGTAAAACTCGTCTAGGCTTTCAATCATGGCCTCAAGTAGTTTCCCAGTAGGGGTGTCCTCAGCAGGTTCACTTATCGACACTACCCGGACTCCGTTCTTTCTGAGCATCGTCTTAAACACAATTGAATCTTCGCGGCTGCGGGCAAAGCGAGAATATTTCCAGACCAGGATAAGGTCAAAAGGCTTTTGAGAGCGCCGGGCAGTTGAAATCATTTCCCGAAAAGCTGGCCGGGCTGTAGTCTTACCACTCTCCGCTTCGTCCACGAATTCCCTTGCCACTTCGTGACCATTTCTAGCGGCATAGTCCCTCAATGCCTTGAGTTGTGCCGAGATAGAAAGATCCACATCCTGTTTTTCCGAAGAAACCCTGGCATAAAGTGCTACTCTCATAGCTTACCTCCTATTCTAATTCAGCATATCGTTTATATACCAAGATGACGGCACACCCGGCAATCGCCCGGAACCAGTTCCAGCAATAGAATCTCCTCTACAGCTCGCCTTGCCTTCACAGTAGCCTCTTCCAGACCCTGGTAAGTTTGCTGTACCTTGACCACTTCTGCTGATTCAAGGGCTTCTGTAATGGCAGCAATAATGTTCGCCTTACATTGCTCTTCCTCGCCCGGCGCCTCAGCGATCTTGTTGCCAACATACCACAGTATACCACTGTCAGTGTGACACTCAATCCTTTCCTCTAAGTTCTTGGCTTGCTCAACACCTAGAGCCCTGTCGAGAGCGGCCTTATAGGTTAAATCGAGCGAGGCGTAGGAATAGAGAAAAGGAGGTTCATTAGATCGTTCAACCAGTTTGTAGCCGGTTTTCTCCATAAGGAGGTTGGCACACTTGGTCTCCAGATTCACCCTAGCTTCGACATGTGCCCCAAGCGCCTTTTTCCATGCATTCAGGCTGGATAACATTGGGTCGCCATTAAGGTGCTCTTGCACCAATCCCCACTCAGGTTTATTTTCGACCACCAACGCTATTGTCCAACCCTTGTCAGCTTCATATGTCGCCGTAGCCCCCATGAACGATATTGGTGATGACGGACCGTCTTCCTTCCAGGCTCTCCACAGGTCGTGGGCAGGCAAGATGAGCGCAGATTCCAGTTCCTTTATTATGCTCAGGAGCCTATCATGATGCTGTTTAAGGGCATTTTTCAGGAGTTCCACCCGAGCGCCGTGGACATCGCGCTCTCGGCGCGCTTGAGCAATGCACTTTTTCACTGTTCTCACATCTCGATGGGCTGCTTTAGCTATGGCCGCTTCTGACTCACCAGAATCGTATCGCTCTAGCCATTGTCTCCTCTCATTTGGAAAAATCTTCTTAGGCATTTATTACACCTAACGTGAGTTTCTGTTGGTATTCCTTACTTATATACCATATTACCAGTATTTTGGTGCAATGTCAAGTATAATAAGAACATAAATTGTGATTTGATTTGTCATAAGAAGCTGATATAATCGTTCCTGATGGGTCATCTTACCGAATTCCAGGAACCGGGTTTTGTAGTTAGTGAGGCTGAAATGGCCCCACGAGCTATGGGGCTACGGGTCCTGGCCAGAATAATTGCCCGTCACCTTATTAAAAATAGTCGTCATGATAAGAAAAACAGTGATAGCACAACGATGAGTGATCGGCGAAGTGGATCGAACTATGACGAAGGCTTACCTAGAATCTGAAGAAATTGCCAAGATGGAAACGATGGCTACCAATCTAAGGGACAGATTGCTTATCAGGGTCCTCTTCCATGTAGGATGCCGGATTAGCGAAGCTCTCGGTCTTGAGAGCAAAAGAATAGATTTTTCTGAAGGCACCATTACTATTGAGCATCTAAAGTCCAGGATAAAGCTATCTTGTCCTCAATGTAGGGCTAGGCTGGGTAAAGGCCATACCTTCTGTCCTAAATGCGGTGCTAAGGTAGAGAAGGCGGTGGCTGAGGAAAGAGAGTGGCGGCGTATGAGAACTCTACCTGTGGATCAAGAAACTCTGGAATTACTTAGAGACTATGTCAGACGCGGCGGTCTAATCACCCGCGATGGAAAGCAGCTTGTTTTCGGCATCAATCGGCATAGGGGATGGCAAATAATCAATAAATGCGCCGATAGGGCGGGACTGGGGAAATTGGTCAATGTAGAGACAGGTAGGGTACATAATGTCAGCCCCCATCGTCTAAGAGATGCTTTTGCTGTGATGGCTGTGAAGCGTGATGATTCTACCGACGGCATCAGGATGCTTCAAGAGCAGCTTGGTCATGTAAGTATTGCGACGACCATGCGCTACAGGAAGGTTGCCGGTCGGGAGCTAAAACAATGGTATCAAAAGCTCTGGGAGGAGCGAAATGGTACTTGAGCCACTAAGACCGGCTAGAGGAGGCTTTCTCAGGCCATTTGGCTGCGGCTGGTTTATAAGGGAGTTTCTACTGGGGAATACTCCTTATGAATCACCAGCCATCGACCCTGAGATAGGCTGTCCTCAGGCCGATATTTTTTATCACTATAAGCAGGCATTGAGGCGGGTTACGGCCGAGGACAGGGCAGTAAGACAAGAGGAGAAAAGTGCCAGAAGGGCTAAACGCCCTATTAACCCGGATAACATAGAGGCATTAACAAAAAATATCTTGAGAGACTGCCTTACAAGTCGAGGGGCTGCCGCTATCATTCATTCGTCAACTATTTCTCCACGATTCAGAAGCTGGACTGGGTGGAGCCGTCGGGTATAGTAGAACCCTCTGCTTTCCAGGAGCACTACTCAGGGGGTAAACCACGTATCTACTTCCGGCTTACCCAAAAAGGTAAATCTGCGTCAGACGAACAATGGGCTGACCCCCAGAAAGCGCTCTACGGCCAGTAGCACCAGCCGCAGATAAAGCCTAAGAGCCCATGTCAAGTCCCAGAATAGGATTTTAAGTCTCTTCGTACCCAGATGAGGGGTAAACTTCGGCTTCCTGACCATTGCACAATTGCTCCAGCCTGATAATAAAAAGTGCAGCACCTTGCCCTCTTGAGAGAGGCTGTAGTGCCTCGCAGAGCGTTTAGCCCTCGGAAGCCCTACCACAAATTGTTTAATCCGAGACTATTCTAATCTTGAAGGTGGCTTTACCCATAAATAAGAAATCCCGTAAATGTAGGTTCATTCTTTTAATGAACAATCGTTCCTTTTGTTGGATGATATATCTGGAAAAACAAAAGCACCTTAACAACTGAATACGGATAAAGCCTAGCCAACGCTTGCCCTAATCAAAAAAGAAAGGGGGAAGCGTGCTAATAGGACATTGTAATCATTGCGGTAAAATCTGGACGCTAGAAACAAGGCAAGGCGTGTGCCGATGGTGCGGTAAACTTGCGGTCTGCCAAACCACACGGACACAAGCCTTGCGTAGTATCAAGTCTAGGTCAAATGGTAGAAAAAGGCAAGTTGAAGCTAGCGGTAATGGCTATGACCAGCTAGAGGGCGAATGGGCAATATATTATAAGGTAAGCAGCTACTTTGTGCGTCATATCCGCTTTGACGACAGAGACGATTGGCTACACGATACGATGCTGGAGATGGCAAAGGTTAAGGCAAAGTATCAGCTAATCGGGAAGCCCTTGACAGAGGCGGGGCTTATGCGGGTAGCCAGCTATCAGGTTGCCGAGTATTGGGAGAGGCTACGGCGATTTACCACTTGGCTAGATTGCGGTAACTGTAGCAGGGGGCAAAGGCGAAGATGCCGAGACCAAGACTTATATTCCGAGTGCCCAAAGTTCAAACAGCTTGTTAGCCTAAATGCTATCATTGACACTGGTGATGGTGAGGCTAGCGAGCTGATACAGTTTATCGCCGATGATAAGGCGGTTGACCTTGACGCTTGGCTAGACGCTAAGCGTATTCTCCGAGGCTTGCCAAGACGCTTAGTCCAGATTGGCTATAAGAGGTATAGCGGGATACCACTAGACACTAGTGAGCGTAAATACCTTTGCAAATGGCTAAAAACCCAGCAAAAAACCCTACTTTAGGGGTAACATTTTGAGGCATTTAGGGGGTGATAGTAGCGGAAGCACCGTTTAGGCTAGCGGGTAGCAGCTAGACGGTAGCTTACTAATAAGGCATTCGGTAGCCTTGCCCACTACCGAGACAAGCCAAAGGGGGTGTTCAATAGAACAATTGAATATTGAGGGCAAGCGTTCAGGCACAGGCTTTGTCGCTCATAAGGCGATGCTGGTAAACGCCTTATCAAGAGCGCTAGCCGAACGGTTAGCGCTTTTTGATTTAACGATAGGGCGTAAAGGCTTGCTCAATTACCTTAAGTCGTTATCGGGTAGTAATATCGTTAAGATAGTGCCTGATAACGGTAATGCTAGCGGGTCGCAGGTTACCGCAAAAAGACTTAAGGTAGTGTGTGGAGCCAATACCAGCTACCTTGAGGACTTGGCTTGGATTAGGACGGAAGGCAAAGGCAAGATGACGCCTCTTACCCTTGCCGAGGTAAGGGTTAGCCCCAGTAACACCGTCAAGCCCAATGTTGGAGCTAACGAGCTAGCCGAGGCACTCAATAGAGTGTTGCCGTTTACTGCTTGGGGAGATGATAGACCAGTTTTAGCTTGTGTCAACTTCACAGCAAAGGACGGCAAGCTAACTCTAGTTAGCGCCGATGGTTTCAGGCTAGCGGTTGTTAGCCTTGACTATGATGACGGAGAAGGGCAAGCCTTAATTAACCGTGATGAGCTAAGAGGCATAGCCAACGCTCTTAAGCAGGCAAAGCGGGTGAGGGTTAGCTTTGAGGGTGAGGATGTTACCAAGCCGTCAAGCCTGATACTTGATACCGAGCTAATCCGTTATAAATGGGCTAGCTATGGTGGTAGCTATCCTGAATGGCAGAAGCTAATCCCTACCGAGTTTAACTGCTTTGCTTCTTTTGACACGATAGAGGCAGTCAAAGCCGTCAATTCCCTGAAAGCACTATCGGACAATCCTAAAGCCTATCCGATAGACTTGACCATTGGTGAAGGCAAGCTAGTTATGGCTAACCCCGATGATAAAGGACAAGCCGAGCTATCAGCCGATACCGATGGTCAAGGCTTTGTGAGGGTAGACGGTAAATACCTTGCCCAAGCTCTCAAGGCTTGCGGTGGTATGGTAGATTTTAAGATGTCTACTCCAATATCGCCGATGCTCTTTAGCGCTAACGGCTATCAACTGGTAGTAATGCCGATGATAACCGATAAAGCTAAAGAGTATGAGAAGGCAAAGCAAGCTGAGGCTAAAGCCGAGCCAGCCAAGCCGAATGAGCCTACCGAGCCAGCAACCGAGAAGCACAAGCGAAAGCAAAAAGCTAAAGAGCCTGTAGCCGTAGCGTAGAACGCTTGCACTCAAACAAAACAGAACAAAGGACGGGGAGTTCTTAAATGAACCCCCGTTTTTTGTTTTTTCCAGCCAATTCGGGCTAGGAAGGGGGTGAAACAATGCCTATCAAGTGGAGTACTGTCAGGGTGAGTGAGACTGTGGATGAGATTGAGGAGCTTATGAAGTCAATGGGAGCGACCTTGTGGCAGATTCGTGAGAAGGCTCAGGAGCTGAGACTGATACCCAACCTACCAGGGTATATTGACCAGCCCACCGCCACAATGACCTTTAAGGTGGATAACTTCAATGGCTATCTGAAGGGCTACATTGAGCGCATCCGCAACCTCATACCCAAAGACGCATTAGAGGATGAGCGCAAGGCTTTGGAGTATGGCAGCCAGCAATCGCTAATCTAGACTGCTTTAGTGGTTAACCAAGTTAAAAGGGTCAAGACGAAGTCTCGACCCTTTCTTTTTAACCTTTGTGGCTACACAGTGCGAGCAAAGGCGACCACGATAGTGAATGCTCAGAATAATATGCTTGTCTAGAATCTGTGATTGACTATTGACATTAGAGGCAGGAATGCTTTATTGTTTATACTCAAAAAGGAGAGAAACTAATGCAAGCGTACTGTATGAAATGTCGAACCAAGAGAGAAATGAGGAATGCCAGGGCCATAACTATGAAGAATGGTAAGCCGGCAACTCAAGGTGTGTGCCCAGTATGTGGGACTAAGATGTTCAGAATCGGCAAGGGCTAGGTCTACTCTGACATAGCCTAACA